TACACAAAAAGCTATATTGGTCAAATAACCTCAGCTACCCAATCTCTCAAGTTAATATCACTTTCAACAACAAAGCGGGTACTTCTATCTGAAATGGATGCTTATTCCGCTTTACCAAATGTCCCGCCGTAATGGTTCTCAACAAACTTGGAATGAGTTCCGTGGCGTGGTTCGATCTGGGAACGGAGGGAAATTCACTTCTTTAGGAAGTATTATCGTCATCGATCCGGTCCGTGATTTAGGATTGAGCGATATGCTTTCGAGTTCTAGTCTTGGACAATTTGGTTTCCAAGCGATTGTGACTACAGAACCAATGGAAGGTATTGCTAACTCGGCCTTAGCCAATATTGAACTTTGTGTTCTTGCGAACTATGGTGGTGTAATGATTACTGAAAGGGGATCGAGTGCGACGATGAGTGGATTACTCACCAAATCAGAAGTATTAGAAGCGAAAGAAAAAGGAACTTCCAAAATCGATTATGAAGATGTCGAAGCTATGTCGGGCGGTAATCTTATGAAGAAAGGCGTGACCGCTCTCGGCGATGTGCTAAAACGCAACAAAGGAGCAATCAGCAAAGGAGTAGCCTCAGCGGTAGAGTCGGCTATTGGCGGAGCAAAACGTCGTCGTATTCAACGTCTGGTGGTTCTCGTCTCTCCAAATATATGTAAGCATTTAGTCTCCAACACATTTTTTTTTATCTCAATAGATATTATATGGAGTATACGAATGTTGTGTCTAGTCCACTTGTAGGAATTTCAGGTGGTAAATTAGACAAAGAAGTAGTGAGAAAAGTGGTTGAACATCTACCGCTAACCTCAGCCAACAAAAAACGATTGAAGAAACTTGAAGCATTACATGGTGCTGGTTTTTGGTCTGATTTTGGAACTGGGTTTAAACAAGGAATCAATGACGGATTAGATGTAGCAGGTAAAGTCGCCGACGTTGGTATGAAGGTAGCCCCTTTAATCGCAATGGCTGGTTCAGGTAAAAAATCGGAACTGGACAAAGCAAAAGAATCACTTAAGAAGTATGTCAATCGAGAACGAAAAACAATGCCATCTAAAAAACATTTAGCTCTTCTTGAGAAAGAAGGTATCATAAGTCAGAAGTCTGAAGGTGGTAACGTCTTTAAAGATATTGGTAAAGGTGTTTCGTCGGCCGTAAAAACCACACGCAAAGCGGTCAAGAATCCCGCTGTAAAAGGTGCTATTATGACTGGTACATCGTTGGTTGCACCAGAATTAGCTCCAGCCGTTGGATTAGCACTTTCCGCAGCTGGAAAACCAAAAAAACAACCCAGTGCATGGATTCAGTTTGTTTTAGAATTTGCTAAACAAAACGGATTAAAATACGGAGACGCTCTGAAAAAAGCCGGTCCTGCTTATCGAAAAATGAAAGGCGGTTCATACCATATGGCTGTTTAATCGAATAATATATTTCCTAATGGAAATGTATTATTTTGAATTATCATTTCTTAATATAATTATTCAAAGCTGTGTCTACACTGGTTGACATATCTGCTGTGTCTTCTTTCAAATTTTTCATCATAGAACCGTATTTAGAAGTTAAGTAAATATTGCGTAACATCGAAGAGCTAATATTTTTACCGAATATTCTGTTTAATATTTTCGTAATTTCGCCAGACTTTTCAATTGGATCGCCATCTATATGAACTAAAAAATGGACGTTATACTTCTTATTTTTCAGTTTGTTTTTCTGCGGATGATGTTTTAGGTAATTATTGATTACACTCATCATGTCGTCTTCTATGTCAATTACAACCGAGTTATATTTGTGATCAGTCTTATAGTTGTTAAAAATGAATTGTTTATTCTTTACATCCAAATAGTTAAACTCTGTATCCGTCATATCATTCGATATTTTCATCAAACAATAGTCAATATTCCGCCGAGGTGGTTGTAGAACGTATAGAGACAAAATGAGATGATGAAGCATTTGCGTGTATTCTTTCTTGTTGGTTATTTTTTTACTGACTTTTAATGATTTCAATTTATCTTCAATTTCTGTTTGCGACATCCAGTTTTCTTTTTGTGTCTCTGTTTTTTCTGTTCTAACTTTTAGGTCATTGTTCATTTTACTAAGCAATTCATAATATTGTTGGTAAAGGGGTTCATTTGTATTCTTTAGAACAACACAAGCTGAAATGATAAAACTACGTTGAGTTGTTGGTTTGTAGTCGTCAATAATGCTTAATACGTGCTTCATATTCTTTAAAAAGTTCAAATGGGTAACCTCCTTTCCATCATTCATTTTAGTCAAGTTTCTAGCGTATAGTTTTTGGCTAGACTCAGAAATTGGTTTGTCTCGTTGTTCGAATATAGATTTCAAAAAGGAGTTCATATATATTATTGTTAGATTTTAATTTATTAGATTTTAAATTAATAGCTACAAATAAATAACTCCTAATATATATATGCCAACGCCAACAAATCAAGTATTATACGATAAGGTAAAAGAGGATGTTATGAATAGATACAAAAAGCCATCTGCTTACGCTTCGGGAGCAATAGTGAAAGAATACAAGAAACGTGGTGGTAAATATAAAGAAGATGGCGAAGAAAGAGACCTTGAACGCTGGTTTCTCGAAGAATGGAAGAACGTAGCGAAACCAAATCAATATCCAGTTTTAAGACCTACCAAGAAGATTAGTAAAGAGACCCCATTGACACTAGATGAAATACCTAAATCTGTTTTAAATAAACAAGTAAAACTTAAACAAAAATAAAAGGAGACAAAAACCTTCCTGAGTTTAAAGGAGGAAGCCTAAAGACAAATGAACTGAAGAATTTTCTTGAAGCTAGTTATTTAGAACCAGCACCTAACAAAATAAACGATTATACTTTAGACACAAAGTTATCAAACCTTTATGGTAAGGTATACACTAACTCTAAAATGAAGAAGGTTATTGTTTCGTTTCGTGGTACAAAAGAAGCGTCAGACTGGACAAATAACGCAGTCTTTGCGTTGGATTCAAATGCTTATAAATTAACCAACCGATATAAGACCGCTAAGAAGATGGTTGAATCGGCAAGGAAGAAATACAAAGGATGGCAATTTGAAATTATTGGACACAGTCAAGGCGGATTGTTAGTGAATACATTATGTAGCAAAAAAGATAAGGATTGTATAAGTTTAAATCCCGCTTACAAAAATGCGTCATTGAAAGACAATGAATACATCATTAGAAGCAGTGGTGACGTTGTCTCTACTTTATCAGCCCCCAAGAAATTTTTAAACTCAATCTTGTACCCCAACTGGACTAAAAACCATCTAATCACGATACCAGCGAAAACCAACAACCCATTGACCGAACATAAAATCGATATTTTAGACAGATTAGATCCAAACAAGAAAATAGGAAGGGGTGGAAGCAAAGCCACTGAAACGTGTTCGTGTGAGAAAAAGAGAGAACTAAAAAAGTATAGATTGAATGTTTGCTTGTCAACTATTTGAGCAAGACGCCGACAAAGATGCTGGGGTTTAAAAATTGTTAGTTTTTAATTCAATAAATCTAACTATTACCGAAAAGAAATATGTAGATTATCATATTTTAAGAAAATTTATAAATTTTCATTGGAGGGAATACCTACATTTATTTTATTGAGATAATCTATATTTTTCATGGTGGTAATGTTTAGATTTCGGCATTGTTTCTGTAAAATTATATGTCGAATTATATATATATGGCTTCGTTTACGCAACTTTTAAAATCGAGACAAATAGTCAACACAACAAATATAGATATTAACGCTGAAACAATTGATCGTATTATCAGTGATATCAGTAATATAGATACATTGACGTCCACGCATACAGGTCAAATCGGCTCGAACTCTAGTGATATCGGTAATTTAGAAACATTGACGTCCACGCATACAGGTCAAATCGGCTCGAACTCCAGTGATATAAATGATTTACAAATATTGACGTCCACACATACAGGTCAAATCGGCTCGAACTCCAGTGATATAAATGATTTAGAAATATTAACGTCCACGCATACAAGCGATATAGGAAAAAACAAGATAAGTTAATAGCCGGTACAAAGATATCGATTGATGAGACAACTAATGTAATTTCGTCTACAACTGAAAAGGGGACATAGGAGAAACTGGTCCACAAGGTATACAAGGCGAAACTGGTCCTGCTGGTGTTGATGGTGTTGATGGTGCTACTGGTGCTACTGGTGCTGATGGCGTTGATGGTGCTACTGGTCCACAAGGTCCGCAAGGAGAGACTGGTGCTACTGGTCCGCAAGGTCCTGCTGGGGCTGATGGAGTTGATGGGGCTGATGGTGCTGTTGGTGCTACTGGTGCTACTGGTCCGCAAGGTGCTACTGGTCCGCAAGGTCCGGCTGGTGCTGATGGTGTTGATGGTGTTGATGGAGGTGGTTCATCATTAGAAGCTGGAGCCAATATCGACATTACTGATGGCATAATATCAGTTACAGGAATCACAAATGGAACAATTGGCAACGAAGCAACAAATATATTTTATGCGGTAACAACCGATGCGATAACAATTGGGTACACAAATTCTTTTATCAATCCTTTTGATAATCTTGTTAAAACGAACACAGATTTGTTTAATTTTACTGATGATTCCAAAGTTACCATTTTAAAGAGTGGTAATTATAAAGTTGAATTTATGTGTGGATTTTACAACGTATCCACAACTAGATCAAATATAAGAGTAGGGTGTCACATAAATGGAACATATGATGAAACGTTTGGAGGACAACCAAGTTGTTACTTAAGACATTCAGATTTCGCACGTTATGGGTCTTGTTCTAATTCTTTATATTTTTCTCTCAATGCTAATGATACGATAGAATTAGAAAGCAGTGTAGACTTCGAGACCGACATTGGTTTTTATTCCAATTTCAATTCTTCTATTCAACTAATACGTGGAAGCAATATACTAATCACGTATTTAGACCAAAGTGGTTTACAAGGTGCTGATGGTGCTGATGGTGCTACTGGTCCGCAAGGCATACAAGGTATTCAAGGTGAAACTGGTGGAGAAAAAGGAGATACCGGTGCTACTGGTCCTGCGGGTGCTGATGGAGTTGATGGTGCTGTTGGTCCACAAGGTCCTGCTGGTGCGGTTGGTGCTACTGGTGCTGTTGGTCCACAAGGTCCTGCTGGTGCTGATGGAGTTGATGGAGTTGATGGTGCGGATGGTGGTATAGCAACAACTCTTGGGTATGCTTCACATTTATATGAAGAATTTGGAATATTTACATCATCCATAACAAGTTTAACACATACATTTGAGAACACTTTCAATGTCAATGGAGGAACTCTTATTTTACTTTTGAAACAACCGCATTTAAACCAAACGGTGGGACATCTACAATTACATATCAAATATTAACCGCCAATAATGAAATAAGACACGTGTGTAATCATTCATTTACATTTACAACACAACATCATAGGAACTTTCTACCAAAAACATGCGTAGTTCCTGATTTAATTGAAGGTGAGTATAAAGTTCGAATAGTCAGAGAAGACATTTATTTTAGAGTAGATGCAGATTGTTATGTTGGTGGAATCGTACAAGAATTACCAAGATTATTAAATGAAACAATCCTCGTTTATACGCCTACTACAAACCCAATATTAAAAAATGCTGTAGCTTATTTTATAGATAATACAGAATTATTACCGGATGGGATAAACTCCAACAAAAAAAGTGTAAATTCAATAAGTAATTGGGATGTTTCTGGTCTTACAAATTTTTCTAATACATTTTATGTTGATTATTTTGATTTTAATTCAGATATATCCCAATGGAATATGAGCAACGCCACTAGCACTTCTGCTATGTTTTTTTTATGTCAATCTTTTAATCAAAACATAGGAAATTGGGACATGTCAAAGAACGAAAATATGATGGTTATGTTTGCACAAGCTAATTCATTTAATCAAGATATAAGCAATTGGAATACGAGTAATGTAACAACCACAAACGGTATGTTTTATAATGCTTTTCAATTTAATCAAAATATAGGAAGTTGGAATTTGTCAAAAGTTACAAATATGAGAAGTATGTTTCAAGGTGCTACATCGTTCAATGGAAACATATTAAGTTGGGATACATCAAATGTCACTGAGATGGCGTATATGTTCAGCGGTTGTACAGATTTTTTACAAGATATACGAGTATGGAATGTGAGTAGTGTTCAGGTGAATTATCCGGGCGGTGGTTTTACTGGTATGTTTGAAGGTTGTACTCGAATGTTAAACGCATTTCCAGAATTAGCAACATCAGAGGGCATAGTAGAATGGTTTGCTTCAAGTGATGGAGGAACGTTTCTTAGTTAAGTTGTCTTTTTTTATATTGAATATATATATATGGCGTCTTTCAGACAACTTTTAACGTCGAGACAAACAGATAATACAGAAAATATTGAAGAAAATACCGCCAATATTGAGAGCTTGTTCATTACGACCACCGAACATATTGGAACATTAGCAAGTCATCAAACACAAATAGACACAAACGACAACGACATATTGGCATTACAAGGGAGGTTAGACACTGAAGAACCGAAGACATTCGCTTTACAATTACTTACAGCCAATCACACAAGTCAAATAGAGTCGAATGATGGTGACATATTGGCATTACAAGGGAGGTTGGACGCAGAAGAACCAAAAACATCTGCTTTACAATTGCTTACAGCAAGTCATACTAGTCAAATAGAGTCGAATGATGGTGACATTTTAGCATTACAAAATCAAAAACAAGAGAATCTAAATACAGAATCCGATATAAGTATGAATAATTTGTCTCTAGAAAATGATTTACACATTAAGGGAGATTTAACTTTAGATGGTTCGTTTAATATCAATAATCTTATGTACAATAACACCACTATAAATAATGAAATCATTATATCTACACAATTAGATATTTCCAATCAAGGATTCGGTCCAGCGTTAAAAGTAAGTCAGTATGGAAATGGTGACACGAACCCAGTCGCCTTATTTGATGCAGGAAATGAAGGAGATGCTTTATTGATTGACTCGGTTGGAGACGTAATCATATATAAAAATTTGGCGGTTGGTGAAAGAAGTGTAAACCACGCATTCACACAAATAGACAATTTGGAATTACTCACTCAAAGCCATACAATTCAAATCGAGTCTAACGACGAGGACATCTTATACATTACAGGGTAGGTTGGACGCTGAGGAACCGAAGACATCTGCTTTACAAGAGCTAACTCAAAGCCATACAAGTCAAATAGAGTCGAATGATGGTGACATATTGGCATTACAAGGAAGATTGGACACAGAAGAACCGAAGACATCTGCTTTACAATTGCTTACAGCAAGTCATACTAGTCAAATAGAGTCGAATGATGGTGACATTTTAGCATTACAAGGAAGGTTGGATACAGAAGAACCGAAGACATCCGCTTTACAATTATTAACCGCAAGTCATACAAGTCAAATCGAGTCTAACGACGACGATATATTGGCATTACAGGGCGAAGTTAGTGGAAATACCAGTTCTATATCCGCTTTAGAAGAATCCAAACAAGACAACTTGACAGCAGGAACACATATAAATATTATCAACAATATCATAAGTGCAGAGTTTCCAGATGGCGAATATTCTAACACATTTTATGTCAATGATAATGAAGCAGGATTAAGTGGCTCGATACAACAAACACTCGACCTTATGGCACAACAAGAAGCCGTCGTATTGAAAATATCAGCGGGTTCGTATGGGATTGAAGATGTCGTAATAGACAATAAACGAAATATTGGAATACTTTGTCCATTGGTTGGAAATAGAACTATCACAGAATTAGCTGGAACAAAAACTTTAACCATAAGTAACTCTGAACGTGTACGATTAACTGGGTTACAAGTAAACGGGATGACTACTATTTCGGGGGATTTATTGAAACACTACTTTCATGGTATTAATTTAAATGGTGGTTTAACGATTAGCGGAGGTGGTTCAATTCCTTTTAAAGAATGGATGATCATAAGTGATAGCGACATTATGTCTCTCAATGTCAGTAACTTCACAGGGATTTTATACCTATATCGTTGTAATTTTTCAAATGCCTCTACTTTTATATTGAACCCATCGTTTTCGTATCAACAGATCGTTATGATTGATTGTCAAGGAATTCCTGATGATGTAACTTCGTTCAACGCCACAACGGGGTCTTATTTGCCGATTGGTTTAACTGGGTTCTATAGAAATGGAAATCAAACCATAGCGAATTTGTCTGAGCGTTATTATACTCGTAATGAAACCCCGTCACAATTGAACGAACTAACCAGTAAAGATTATGTAGATAGACAACTGAATACGAAACAAGATGTTATTGAGGATGGGGATTTAAATATTTCGAATATTGCTGAATTACAAACTTCATTAAACGCAAAACAAGATGTTATCGCAGAAGGTGATTTAAATATTTCGAATATTGCTGAATTACAAACTTCATTAAACGCAAAACAAGATGTAATTGTGGATGGTGGTTTATCTATTGCTAAAACGGCTAACTTACAAACTTCATTAAACGCAAAACAAGATGTAATTCCGGTAGGTGGTTTAACTATCGCCAAGACGGCAAATCTACAAACTTCATTAAACGCAAAACAAGATGTAATTGTGGATGGCGGTTTATCTATTTCTAAAACGGCTAACTTACAGAGTTCATTAAACGCAAAACAAAATGTTATTCAAAATGGTGGGTTGTCTATTGCGAAAACAGCAAATCTACAGACTTCATTAGACGCAAAACAAGACGTATTGACGGCGGGAAATAATATCACGATTGATGTAAATAATGTCATTTCTTCGAGTGTAGACCAAGGCTCTCAAGGCGAACAAGGCATTCAAGGCGAAACTGGTCCTGCGGGTGCTGATGGCGTTGATGGTGTTGATGGTGTTGATGGTGCTACTGGTCCGCAAGGTATACAAGGCGAAACCGGTCCTGCTGGTGCTGATGGAGTTGGTTCATCATTAGAAGCTGGAGCCAATATCGACATTACTGATGGGATAATATCAGTTACAGGAATCACAAATGGAACAATTGACAACGAAGCAACAAATATATTTTATGCGGTAACAACCGATGCGTTAACAATTGGGGATACAACTTCTTTTATCAATCCTTTTGATAATCGGGTTAAAACGAACACAGATTTGTTTAATTTAACGGATGATTCCAAAGTTACCATTTTAAAGAGTGGTAATTATAAAGTTGAATTTATGTGTGGATTTTTTAACGTATCAAAAGGTAGAGCAAATATAAGAGTAGGGTGTCGCATAAATGGAATATATGATAAAACGTTTGGAGGACAACCAAGTTGTTACTTAAGAGATCAGGCATATGTACGTTATGGGTCTTGTTCTAATTCTTTATATTTTTCTCTCAATGCTAATGATACGATAGAGTTAGAAAGCAACTTAAACCTTGGGGACGAGATCGGATTTGATTCCAATTTTGATTCTGCTTTTCAACTATTACGTGGAAGCAATATACTAATCACGTATTTGGATCAAACTGGCCCACAAGGAGATACTGGTGCTACTGGTGCTGATGGTATTGATGGAATTGACGGTGCTACTGGTGCTACTGGTCCGCAAGGTATACAAGGTGAAACTGGTGCTGATGGTGCTGATGGTGCTGATGGTGCTGATGGTGCTACTGGTCCGACTGGTCCGACTGGTGTTGATGGTGCTGATGGTGCTACTGGTCCACAAGGTATACAAGGCGAAACCGGTCCGCAAGGTATACAAGGGGAAACTGGTGCTGATGGTGCTGATGGTGCTATTGGTCCGACTGGTCCGGCTGGTGCTGATGGTGAAGTTACCCTAGCCCAATTGAACACAAAACAAGACGTCTTGACGGCGGGGAATAATATCACGATTGATGTAAATAATGTCATTTCTTCGAGTGGTGGTGAGGGTGGTGGAGGAATAACCCAACAAGAACTGGACGATGGACTGGAGACGAAACAAGACATTCTGACCGCAGGGGCAAATATATCTATTGTAGGTTCAACTATTAATTCAGGAAGCAGTGCGTATTTTCTCTGTTTTTTGAACCTTAATTATACAAACTTGATATTAGGTGATTATGCGAGATTTCCAGCAATTTCGTTCCAAAAACCTAATACAGGAACAATGGTTGAGCAACATCGTGGACATGCATATACCATACAAGAAACCGGATTATATTTGATTGGATACTCACTAACCATGTTGAATCAGGGAGGAACAACAGCAATACAAATTGTATATGTAAGAAATGGGGTTGAAAAAAGTATAACATACAATGGTATAACTATACCAACGTCTGAAAATAGAAGTATTATTTTTCCATTAGAAGCAGGTGACCTTATAGCTGTGAAATATAAATCAGGAAACGCAGGTTATCTAACGCTTTATGGAACACCGTCTACAGAAAATATACAGACAAATATGTATGGATACAGAATCGCATAAAAACCATTCCAATTTAGAATAATATTTATATATAATATGGAAAAAGACAAATTATCTATAATCGTTCAAGACCTTAAATCAAAACGAGATGCCTTGTCGTTGGCACACGAACAACTTAAAAAAGACAGCGATGACTGGAATAAATGTATCATCGTTTTGTCTCTCGTTACGGGAATGTTTGAATCTATGAAAATACAAATGGGATGGCAAAGTGATGCGGTCGCATTAGTTCCAATAGCTTTATCGTCCGTCATTGCGTCCGTATCGGCACTCATTAAGTTTAAGAAGTTTCCTGAACAAATGGAGGTCATTTTACAATCTCAAATGCTTTTAACGCATACACTCAACAACGCCCGAAACCAATCCGAAATGAACCCACAATTACATAAGGAATACAACAATGCTTTAGAAAAGTTAGAAATTAGTATATATCCCGATGTACGTCGAAAATATCTGAAAATATCGCACAATAACCTGATATCTATTGTGAAACAAGAAGTGAAGTTTTTCGATTTGCTTCAAAAAGCAAAGAATGGAGAACCTATGTCAGCCAACAGCAGTTTGTCGTCGAACGAAAACATAATACGAACGGACGAATATGAACTTTAGGTATATGGTGTAAAATCGCTCACAATATTGACCATAATATTGCGAACCATATCCGCCGTGACATTATTTAGGAAAAATCCCAACTTTCCGAAAAATAAAATCTAAACATATATTATAATGTTCGACAACCTACCAAAGAAATATTTGATTTATATGATATGCTGTAATGTAACCAACAAAAAATACATTGGCCACACTTCAAACCTCACGTCTCGTCTAGCGGTTCATTTAAGCACCTACAAAAATCAGTCGTGTATGTGTACATCCAAAGAAGTATTTAAAAGCGAAAATTATAATTGTATTGTTCTTGAGGATAATTTAGACAATAAATTGAAAGCAAAAGAGCGAGAGCTATTTTATATGGGTGTATTCGAACATAGTGTTGTAAATAAGAACAGACCAATGCTGGTTGATATGAAGGACTACCAAAAAGCATACCAAAAGGAATATAGAAAAAACAACGGATTCCACCAGTGACTCATAGTTTATCAGAGTTCATGTAGAGACAAATATTAACTAGGAGGGTTATGTTCTTACTAATATGCGACGCTATGCGACGATGCGACGCTATGCGACGCTTAAAACCAAAGTATTTCTAAGGAAGCGACTTGCGAGGAACTCTTGAAAATAGCGTCGCATAGCGTCGCATCGTCGCACAGCGTCGCATATTAGTAAGAATTAATACATATATAAAGATAAAT